CGTGACCAGCACTGTTAGCGATGGAACCAAAGTGCAATTTGCTGAGGGTTCACTACCTGTAGACGGTAAAGCCCCCAAGATGTTTATGTACCACGACTCGGCCCAGCCCGTAGGACTCGTAAGCCGTAGAGAAAATACGCCCGCCGGCATGCTCTTCGAGGCAACCATCGCCAACACAATGGCAGGCACCGAAGCATTGACGCTCGCTGCAGCTGGTGTTCTCGATTCAGTTAGTGTTGGTGTGAACGTGGTTACCAGCCACAAGGCATCCGATGGCACACTGATTGTGACTCAGGCCGATTGGTTAGAACTCAGTTTGGTACCTATCCCAGCATTTACTGGTGCTACCATTAGTGAAGTATTCGCGAGCATCCCCACATCTGATGAGGAAATAAGCGATACTACAGAAGCGGCACCCGATGAGCCAGAAGAATCAGACCCACAGGAGAACCCAGTGTCAGACCCAATCATCGAAGCTGCAAAGCCAGAAGAAATCCCTACTAGCCCAATCTTCGCTGGCGTAGCTCGTGAGCCTCGCCTTCCATCTGCTGCTGAGTTTATGTCAGCACAGTTTCAAGGTGGCGAAATTGCCGCTAATGCAAACCGCGTATGGAACGATTACCGCGCATACCATAAGAGCAGCCTCAAGGCCGCCGCTGGTGATGAAGTCCTCTCGAATGTGACAGGTATCGTACCGGTTACTTTGCTCGGCCCAGTTTTTGCGGATATTAACTACATCGCGCCAATGTTGAACCACGTGGGCGCACGTGCAATGCCAGGCGGCGGAAAAGGAAACACCTTCACCCGCCCAACATGGACAACCCACCCAACCGTGGCTGAACAGACGACAGAGCTGACAGCAGTATCGGCTACGACAGCACTGATTGCAGCAAATACAGTTACCAAGAAAACTTTCGCGGGCAGTGCCAATTTGAGCTACCAGGTCATCGATTTCAGCGATCCCGCCGCTTTGCAGGTTGTACTTACAGACCTCGCTGGTCAGTACTTGTCAGCAGTGGACAACTTCATCGCTGACAGCACCCTCGCGGCTGCAACATCTGCAGGCGTTTGGGATTTGTCAGTTACAGACCTTATGAAGTCAATCTACGATGCAGCAGTGGTCACATCTTCGGCTACTAACTTCTTGCCTGACACAATCGCCGTAGACCCAGCCACATGGGGCTTGATGATGCAGCTCGTGGACACCACAGGCCGCCCAATCTTTGGCTACACCGGTGGCGGCCTTAACGGCTACAACACCCTTGGCGCTGGCGGTGCATCCACCTGGCAGGGTTCCAACCCTCTGGGCTTGGATATCGTTGTCGATAACAAGTTTGCCGCTAAGACCATGCTCATCTTCGCAAAGCGCGCTGTAGAGGCATACGTGGAAAACCGCGGAGTCCTGAGTGTCGAGGAGCCTTCGAGCCTCGGTCGTTTGGTTTCGGTCTATGGCTATGCAGGATTCTTCGCTGCCAATAGCAACATGATCCAAAAGATTACCCAGGCCTAATCCGAAAGGCGGCTAGCCGCCATGGCTACATACCAAGTAACTTTTAAGCAGGTCGTAGACAACTACGGCGTACTTGAAACACTTACAGACAACGAAATCGAGGTGGGTCAATCCATCACGGTCGCCAGTGTCGCGACAGGGCTAAACGGTACCTTTACTGTTTACGCCCTGCCGCAATACTTGTTCTTAGGTACTGACTCTGAGGGCAACCTTCTTTTCGATGCCAATGTCCCACTAGCTAACCAAGTTATGTTTCAGACGGTCACGCCTGATGTGCAGCGCGTGGCAGCTACCGGCACTGTTACCTATACGCAAGTTTGCACCTGGGTCACAGCGGCTCAAGTGATGACATACCTCGGAATCGTTATCGACAACCCTTCGGATGATTACACACTGCTGACACAAGCAGCGTCAGCGGGCAACGCTTTTTGCTGGCGTAGACGTCAAGAATCTGGCTACACAGGAGACTCTCTAAGCGTCTCACCTGGCGGCGATGCAACTCTAGGCACCTTGATGTATTGCGCGGCTCTGTGGCGCGCTAGAGGCTCTGTACAGGAAACCTTTGCCACCTTCGATGGCATGGGAACAGCCAGTGTCTCAGCCATGACCCCAATGATTAAGCAGCTGCTCGGTATCAGCCGCCCACAGGTTGCCTAGTGGCATACACAGACCTACTCAATGAGGGCCTAGACGATCTGGCTGACTTCCTTGGTGATGTCACAGGTCTTAGGGTTATTACTGACGCCACAAAGATTGTGCCTAACTGTTGCTTTATTGACGCGCCATCCTTCGAGGCGTGGGGCGGAAATGGCAACATCGTAAAGCTGTCTTTTCCTGTAAAGATTCTCGGTTCAGGCCCTGTGGGTCTACCGGTACTTCGCCAGCTGCTTTCCATCACTGCCAAGGTTCTAGGTAGCGGCGTCATTGTTATGCGGGCCGCGCCTTCGACCTTTGCTGTCGGTGGCGCTGACTACCCTTGCTATGATTTGTTTATCGCAATACAGGCACAGGATCACTAGGTATGTACACAATTATCAGCCCGCGTCTGGGTACACCAGGCACCAAGTTCGAGCCAACAGAGGGCGTTAATGTTTCGGCATTGCTCGATGGTGGCTTTATTAAATCCGACAAAGCAGACCAAAAACCTGCTAAAACTACTACCAAGACATCTAAAGGATAAACCCCATGGCTACCAGTACCCTTCTTTCTAACCCAGTTTTTACCATTAACGCTGTGGACGTCAGCGACCAGACGACAAGTCTCTCGCCAAAAATTAAGGCCACAGCCCTTGCTGCCACCGCTTTCGGGGATTCTTCTACCAAGTTTGTAGCGGGCCTTTACGATAACGAAGTCAGTGCAGAAATGTACTGGTCTGAGGCAGCCAGCGAAACATACGCGACACTTAAAAGCCTTATTGGCACCACCACCACGATCACTTGGAAAGCAGCTGTAGGCGCTACCAGTGCCACCAACGTTCTTGAAACCCTCACAGGTTGTTATCTCGAAGAGCTAAGCCCCGTATACAAAATGGGAGAACTTAGTACCATTTCGGTAACCTTCCTTGGCGGCGTTTACAGCTCAGCCATCGTCTAACAAAGGAACCACCCGACATGAAGGTAAAACTATCCATAGACCTGGGCGAAGGCCCATTTGAGGTGACCACGAATCTCTGGGTAATTACGCTCTGGGAAAGAAAATATAAGCGCCACGCCTCAGACATGAGCAAAGGTATCGGCATCGAAGATATGGCCTTTTGGGCGTATGAATCCTGCAAGCTTGTAGGCATCACAGTACCGGTACTTTTTGATTCGTTTATTCAGCGTCTAGAGGCCATTGAAGTAATTTCAGAGGAACCCGAAAACCCTACCCAAGTGGCACCTACCGCCACGCTCTAGCAGGCGTCCTAGTTGCCACTGGTTTCTGGCCTCATGGGCTAGAGTTCGATGTACAAGACCTCTCGACAGTCATTAAGTTAATTAACGAAAGCCGAAAGTAATGCCCGTAGATACCACGATTGAGATCACAGGTCTACGCGAGGCGTTAAACACTTTGGGCAAACTTGACAGCAAGTCTCGTTTCAAGGCCACCAACAAAATCAAGGCCAGTGGTTCCACGATGGTAGACCACGTGAAAAAGGACTACCCAGGCGAAATTGGTGTGTCAATGATTAAAGGCATGGCCCCATCTAAAAAGGGTAATACCCGCCTTTCCTATGAGAAATCTAAAGTGGACAAAGGCATCCAAGTAGTCGTAGGTGGTCGCGCTCGTATTGGTGTAACACCACTGGTGACATTGGTACAGAAAAATGCTGGTGCCAGTATGTTCTCTATGGCTGGTTCTGCTGGCGACTCTGGGCAGTTCTCTAGTTTGCTTAAAAACGTTTTCGGGCCACCTCAACGCGGGCTGTGGCGCTCACGAAAGTTTATTTACGAGCAGGGAACCGCTGACATCATGGCAGCTATAGACGAGGTCATCGCTGACGCTAACGAAACACTGAGGGCGTAATGGCTGTATATATCCCAATCGTCACCCAACTTAATAACAAGGGAATAAAGGACGCCGAAAAAGGGTTTAAGGATCTAAAGACCTCAGGCGAGAAGGCACAATTTGCATTAAAGAAAGCAGCTGTACCCGCTGGTCTTGCTGTCGCCGCTTTAGCAGCTGGTCTATTTGATGCCACTAAAGGTGCCATGGAAGATGCCGCGGCCCAGACTGAATTGGCGCGCCAGCTCAGAGCAAGTACCGGTGCAACCGATGAGCAGATAAAAGCCAATGAGGATTGGATAACTAACCAAGGTAAATTATTGG